GAGCAATGAGGTGCTGACGGTTGAGATATTAATGACATTGGGAGTTTTAAAGTAACTAGAAATACTGTTAAATGTGTACATTCCAGTGGAGTTAAACAGTATATTAATGCTGGTAATGCTACTATATAATTGTCCATTCAAGGTTGAGAACTGTCCAACTAATCCAAAATTTGTACTTTGTAAATATATAATAGAACTTAATGATGAGAGTCCAACGGAATTAATAGAAATAGTGGCATCGCTGACACCTAAGTATGTATCACCGGTGCCAACCATCTGAAGGGTACGACCACCCACTGTATAATCTGGCAATGATGTAAACGGTAATACTTGTCCATCAGCTATAATTTGTTCGGGACCAGTATTATAGATAATAAGGGAACCATCGCTTGTATTCGAATAGAATTCCATACCGGCGCCTGGCGAGAAACTAAAAACATTATATCCACCTTGTGGCTTATATTGGTAAAGACCGCCACTGGCAATAGGGGCATCAATTTCGTTTACCGCTGGAAGAGCAAACGTGGACCTCATGGATGATGTAAAATAAGTACCGCCATCGCCTCGGCTTACAAGTGGCTGGTTCGCCGGAATAGGATTGTTCGCAAAATCCCTGAAATAGATATCGCGAACAAAAAGGGTGTCCACATTTAATGTCCTGTTATTCTGCCCATAGGCTGATGACATTACAGGCTCTACTACTTTATCGTTTTATGTTTTTCAATTGGGAGCACCGCAGTTTGTGTATTTTTTCTTTTTGTTTTTGTTTTTGTATTGTATTTACTCGTCGTCGTCGCTATCGCCGACAAGCTCCACGTTTCCGTCAACCCACCGACCGACGTACTGCTCCTTCACCGCATTCTCCTCTGGAGAATTGGCGCTCAGGTTAGCGAAGTACACCTTGTTGTTCTTCAGGTTGCGGATGTGCGTACGCCCTTCGTGCTGGAAGCTTGACCAGAGTGCTTCAACAGGAGCTACATCGGCGGCGACCGTCGTGGCTGCCACAGCCACTGCCACTGCTGCTGCCTTCTTGGTCTTCGTCTTAGTGGCGGCAGCAACAGGGGCAACAGGAGCAACAGTGGTGGCGGTAGGGATGCCCTTGGGGTAGCGCTTCAGAAAGAGCTCAGAGCCGACAATCTTAGCACGAGGGTAAAGAGTCTCCTCATCAAGGCGACCCTGCCACGAGGCGTTGTTCTTGCTAGGGTCTGCCTTGTACTCAGCGTCCTTCGTGGCGCAACCTGCGCACAGTTTGGACCCGGGCGACGGCTTCCTAGTACACTGCTTCTCAGGAAAGATCATGCCGTTGCTACCATCATCACCCGCGCGAGTACCGATAAGAGGATTCTTAGTATCAATGCGACGACCTGTACAACGGGTGGAGTCGATGGTCTGGAGGCGCGAAGGGTGCTTACGCCAGTCGTTGGTCGCCGTAACGGCAACAACGGTAACAACAGCAGGAGCAGGGGCAGAGGCAGGGGCAGGGGCAGGGGCAGAAGCCTCAGCAGCTACCGCCTTGCTGATCTTACGAACCTTCTTCTCCTTTACAGGGGTAACCTGCTCAGGGATAGGGTCAGCAACCGGCTCAGCAACCGGCTCAGCATCAGAAACTGGCTCTGGGCAGAGCTCACGAAGAGCATCGGCAATGATGGATGGAAGGGGCTCACCCTTGCTGAGGCAAAGGATCGCCTTGGCAAGAAGGGCAACGGAAGGGATGGATGAAGACATATTGGAGGAAGGAGGCAGGAAGGCAGGAAGGCAGGAAGGCAGGAAGGCAAAGGGGCACGAATCCTACAACGGCTGCTAGAATCCGTCAATTTTTTCCTAGGGGCTATAATAAGATATGACAGCTCTCATAGATACTATATTTAGGCTGACACCCATATTTCTTTTCCTTATCATATTCATATGTCTGATGTATAGTGAACTAACCGGTGTTTGTATCAGTGGAGGAAGTGTTATGAATCTTTTACACGGAGTGATTGTAGGACAAAAAGTGGAATTATTATGATAAAAAATGATGGACTTAAAACCAACTCAACAAAACGCATCATTATGGATGTTCCAGTACCTGAGACACTTATTCGCGCCTCAGTACAGGGTATTGTATATCTTATTAACTCGCAAACGGGGCACGTTTACACGTATAATACGGAATCGCCGACCTATATCGGACAACTTGAACGTATTCCAGATACTGATAAGCATCTGATGTCCAAGCAAAACGGCTGCCTCCATTATGCAAAAGTGAAGTATCGTGATGATATTCGTGAAGTAATGGCGAGTCTACGCTCATAAAAAATGAACCATGGAATGCCGACAAATCGGCAGTCAGCAATGGATTCCTTACGGACTAAGGAGTCCTTACGGACTAAGGATACCCTTATTGAAGATATGTTACGCCAACGCAAACTTCTGCTGTGGCGTAAAATACTAGAGACCTTTCCTATTGAAAAAGCCCATCGCGACCGTATTACTAAAAAAATCCTCCCACAACCTGTGGCGGATTTGCCGCAGCATATTGAGCAGCCAAAATCCGACGCTGAGCCCGATGGTACGCCAACTGCTCCTCATTGCTCTGAAATTGATACGTAAAGGTACTATGTAATATGTTAAATGTGCTAACCTGTAAATAGATAGCCATATCCGAATTATTTTCCGTTTTTTGTCCTTCTGTAATGGGCGGAGCAGAGACAACTTGTGGAGGAACTTGTGAGAATCGTATTGCCCCCGTTAAATTACTTGACGTTGGTATAGGTAAAATTGAAATAGGTTGAAAAAACACAGGTGATATATATGGATACCGATTTGTGTGTAGTATTTGCCCATTACGATAATCGGTCGCTTCCTGATTATTTGCAAAAATATACCAATTTTGCTGACGCCCGTCTAAAATATTGGTATAGATGGAAAAATTAATCGCTTGGACACGATTAAAGGTGTCCCATTGTCTCTGTAAAGTTAGAAGGTCGCTTTTTGTTTTGTATTTGACACCTGATAAATCATAGGCAGATTGGGGAATATATCCGATTCCGATATTTGTAGAGATGTATTGCGAATACGTATAGTTTGAAAGATATGATGGATATGGATTCTGACTCACAGACTGACAGTTCATTTCCTTATTCACTAAGAGGGAATTTTAAATAGCACGATCATCGTGCGTTTCATATTCACGCTCGTCTTCCTCTGACGAAAGGTCCTTGCTATAATCGGTAACACATGCCCGTTCCCGCCGATTGAAGCGAAGATGCTCTTCATATTCTACCGCAGCCTCATAGTCCATTTCATCGGGCGAACTGTCTGCGTGAGCGTAATCTTCGTCGCTTGTACGGTGTGAGTTGTAGAAGGTACCGATTAAAGAGACACGCCGACGCTCTGCCGTTTCAGCCAGGCGCTGAGCGGCAAGGCGCTCTGATTCCGCTCGCGCCTTAGTAGCTGCTGCGGCATCAGCGGCAGCCTGTGCCTCTGCGGTTTCCTTCACCTTTTGGGCAAACATAAGAACGGGCTTCTTGGACGGCGGTCCAGTAGGAGTCCCACCACCAAGGGCGGGAAAGGACTTGTCAGTGACAACAACGGAAGGAAGCTTAAGGGAGGACTTGGACCACGTAGACATTTTGTAAGAAACCCAGATACACGTGACAGTTCAATAACTGTCATGTACCCCTTCAATTTTTTGCCACCATAGACCTAAGTATCATCAAACATCATCTTTCCCTTACCACCTGAAATTTCAAAGATATTCCACGCTTCGCCATACGTCATCATAAAGGTTTTACGACTATTATTGCGAGGATCCATTGGTATGGGTGCCAGAATAGGATAGAGAACCGGTAATACCGCACGGGTAAACTGTAAAGTTCCTGCCGGTTGCGTCGTATCAAAACCACCAAAAGTAATACTATAAACCTCTTGTGGAAGCGGGTATGTATAGTCGAGTCCTAGACGAATACTTTTCCAATAGGCTGTTACTTCACGGAATACCGCCGGTTCCCACTGTTTGATACGGTCAATATTGGAAATATTCAGACGTAAAGATGATAGGAAAGCGGAGTTATCAGAGGCGGTAAGAACAAGGCGTTGTCCTGCCAATGTTGAGGCATACGACCGGAGACCTACTAGCATACGACTCACCGACCCAATCATATCAACTGTAAAGGGGAGTTGTACAATAGCAGAGTAGGGTGGTGAGGCAGCGGTAAATGAATTATCCTCAATGGTAAACTTTTCGTGACGAATATTTATATAAGGAATGCGTAGAGTTTGCGACCGAATCCATAGATTTGCGTCACGGGGTAAATACAGTTGTGTGGATTCTAGCGACATTTGAATCGGTTGAATTTGCTCTAAGGCTAGTGTCACTTGTGATGTATTTACTGGACCCCCTTGTGTTGCCTGGATTCTTAATGGCTTACCACCCCACGGCTGGGGTTGTAGTCGTCCGTCACTCGCTACCACCACTTCGTTCAACTTGCGTAGATGTATACGAATCCTCCAACGTTGTTGGGTTAATGCGGTAAGGGGAAAACCAGGGGCAAATGCCTCTTCACTTCCCAGAACCGGTATAGGAATACGCATTTCCTTTAAAGTTGCCGAACGTCCAATGGCAAGAGGTGTTTCTAAACGGGAGCCACCTTCGTCATTCATCAGAAATACAGGACCCGTTTCCGCCATTTGCCTTTGTCGCCAAGAGAGATATTCACCGTATGACTCGTGAATAAGGACCTGGTCTTGGAAAATCTGAATCTTATCTATAATCTGAAATCCAGCGCTATTTGTATATCCAAATGTTACTCCACTGGCATCAGTTACAATACCGGTAGGATTCGCTTCAACAGCCAAAGGTGGTAGCCACGTAGGAAGTTGGATATGGAGAAAGAAGTATTTTGCCATATCGCCCCGATGGTCAATATCAAAGTCTACCCAGCGCCCCCAATCTGGTTGATTGCGGGGTTGCGTTATATAGATTTCTTTGGTGAATGGGACGGAGCGCATATAGACACTATGAAAGAAAGATACCTTGGGATTTGCGGTAAAAAAGATATCTTTTTTGCCCCTTGCCACGAGTTCCATTAGACCACCGGAGCGAGATGACATTATGAATCTCCTTAATTTATAACCAGCGATTTTAAACCCGCACATCAATAGAGATGTTTCACCCCGTGATGACCGCCCTTACGGCGCTACTGTTTGTTGTACTCACACCCGGTATCCTTGTTACAATACCACCGAAGGGATCTAAGATTGTTGTAGCTCTTGTACACGGTCTCATCTTTGCCTTATTGTACTGTATCTTTCATAAAGCACTCTGGCACTTAACGAAGAAGTTTGAGGGCTTTGAGAATGGGTCGGACTATGTCTTCCCACCGGCAATTAAGAACGGCGATATCTGTAAGACGCAGACGTGTATGTGTAATGGTGCGGAGATCGCTGAGGCGGGACGTTGCCAGTAAATAACAGTAAATAACAGTAGAGATGAAGAAATCTTCTATTAGACAATTTACTAAAAAGTGTCTAAAAGCAGGGTATAAGACGAAGGTTTGTAAAAACGCATGGGTTTTTGGAAAGTTGCCTACAAAGGAATTACAAACTATGTATACAAAGACGTTTAAACATCAGAAAACATTTAAATATCCGCATACTATTAAACAGTCTAAAACACTAAAATATGCGAAAGCGCCACAAATGCTAACAAAGGCGATGCTTATTAAAGCGTCTGGACCGCGTATTTTTCCGTGATGCGTCACCGGCTTAGCGCAGCAGAGCCGGTAGATGCTTTGCGTCACCGGCTTAAAAACATAAACTCTTAAACGAATAACGATGAGTTTTCCGAACATCAGCACCGGCTATGGCTTGGCAGTTCAGCCCGTGAACCCACCGAAGCTGAGCGAGTTACAAGCTACCGACGACAAACCCAACGTTATTCTTACGACGATTCGCATTCCAGATGATCACATTTGGGCGAATGGTCTATTTCAGAATGTTTATATCATTTACCGTATGCTAGAAGTTATGGGACTCAAGCCCTGGCTAATGGTAGACAATAA